TACAAGGACGCGGTCCAACTCAAGTATTCACGCCGGTAGTATCATTACCTGAGCTTGAAGCGCTGGTGTTAATATGGTCGATGTTCGAAACCAATATACATAGCAAATCATACAGTCACATCATTCGTAACATCTACAACGTGCCTAAAGAAGTGTTCAACACCATTCACGACACACAAGAGATCGTTGACATGGCATCAAGTGTGGGCGATTACTATGATGCACTGCATCAAGTTAACTGCCGCAAAGAACTAGGCATGGAAGTGACTGAAAAGGAACATATCCGAGCCATTTACATGGCCTTACACGCCAGTTATGCACTAGAAGCGTTCCGTTTTATGGTCAGCTTTGCTACGAGCTTGGCCATGGTAGAGAACCGCATATTCATGGGCAATGGCAACATCATCAGTTTGATCTTGCAAGATGAGCTATTGCACAAAGGCTGGACGGCTTATCTCATTAACCAAGTTGTTAAAGAAGATCCACGCTTTGCAGCCATCAAAGCAGAATGTGAACAAGAAGTCTACGCATTGTATATGGATGTTATCCGTGAAGAAAAAGCCTGGGCACACTACCTGTTCAAGAAGGGTCCTGTGATTGGTCTTAACGCACGTATCCTGTGTGACTTTGTGGACTACACAGCACGTGGTGCATTGCTAGACATTGGTATCAAGTATCAGGCCACCGCACCCAAGACCACCCCTATTCCCTGGTTCAACAAACACACAGACACCAGCAAGAAGCAGACAGCCCTACAAGAAAGTGAAAGCACCAGTTATGTGATTGGTGTCATGAGTGATGTACTAGACTATGAGGAGTTACCCGACCTATGAGAAACCTACTAAACTTATTTGAAGACGCACTAAACGATGCTTGGTTCAAAGACGGCTTTGAAACATACAAAAAGCCAGCACAGGAACGTTATGAGATTGCACAACAAGACGGGACTATCCAAACACTAGAAGGTCCTGTAAACTACAAGGCTGGATACTATATCCTCACTGGACCAAAAGGTGAGCGTTATCCCGTGCCCCCAGAAAAGTTTGCACAACTCAAAGACGATCAAGGCAATGGTGTTTGCACACCCAAGAAGATTGTGAAAATGGCCAAACTTGCTGACCATGATGGCGCAGTTAAAACAAGTTGGGGTGAAACTCTAAACTACACCAAGGGAAATGACTATATAGTTAGACACGGTCCTGGCGACTATGGTGTAGTCAAAGCAGACATTTTTAAACAAACATACGCAGTATAAGGAGAACTAGATGAAAGCAGTTGTATGGAGTAAGTATCATTGCCCATTTTGCGATCAAGCAAAGGCATTGTTGAAAGCAAAAGGCATTGAATTTGAAGAAAAGAAAATCGGTGATGGATATACCAAAGAAGAATTGCTCGAAGCAGTTCCTACAGCACGAACAGTACCACAAGTATTCCTAAACGATCAACTGATCGGTGGATTTACAGAACTTAAAAAATACTTTGAAAGCGAACATGTTAATCAATAAATCAAGCAAAATTGAAGCTGGTGACTTAGTCACATTCAAACTCGTAAACGGCGATGAAATCGTTGGCACAGTTGAAAGCGTAAATCTTGACTTCTACACAGTGTCAAACCCCATGACAGTAGTACCAAGTCAAAAGGGTGTAGGCCTATTCCCCAGTCTCATGACTGGCAAAGACAAGGCAGTTGTTACACTCAAGACACAGCACGTAATGATGGAAGCACTGACCACAGACGAGCTTAAGCCACACTATACACAGATGACCACTGGCATTGTCACAGCACCTGCGGGGATCATTAGCTAATGGGCTCGCCAGCAGCACGTAAAGGTGACCCCGATGACTTTGGTCATACTATAGCATCAGCAGTGTCTGATACTGTTCGCATTGACGGTGCCTATGTGGCAGTAAAAGGCAGCACCATGGATGATGGTGTTGCCATTGTAAGTGGTGTTGTTGATACAGTAAAGATCAACGGAATACCTGTTGCTGTAGTTGGCAGTACTACTGCTAAACATACAAAAGATCCAGGTAAAGACAGTCCTGGTACAATAAAATCTGGCGCAAGCGACGTTAAAATTGGTTAAATACTAGTATGGCATTAACCCCAACAGTATTAATAGCAACATCCGGTATGACGACCGGCGATGGACTCGCAGTCAACCCTGACATGATTTTAACCATGGCGGCTGTAACCAGCAACCCATTGGTGATAACGTTATCAAACCTCAATGTAAATTCCAGCTCAGTCGCAGGATTATCTACTACTTTATCTACCTTACCTAGTTTTCTAGTCACATCTGGAAACCTAGCAGCAAACATAACCACACAGGCAAATCAAATTGCCCCTGCGGCCACTGGCGGTGATCCTGCTAGCGGTATTAAAAGCCTAATAGGACTACATGGTAGTGCCACTGGTGGTGCCAGCAGCATGGCTGAATTTGGTGCTGCCTTACAGAACTTTGGCAGTAAAAGTTTTGCTGACATGGGTGTACATGCTCAGGGATTTGCTGATGTAATCACAAATGGTGCCACAGCAATGGCCCCAGACACAGCCAAGTTGGCAAGTTTAAGTAGTCAACTACCACTAGGTAGTTTGGGACCATTCACAGGGGCAGCTACTGGGCTAAGTGCGTCAACTCCAAGCCTAGGTGGTACAGGCAGCTTTGGAGCAAAACTAGGTGGATTGATTCCTTCAACTGCCAGTGCTGCTAGACTTACAACTGATGTGCCATCATATCAGCAGCCAAGTCAACTGTTTGGCGCTGCTCAGAATGTCAGTAATCAAATATCTGGACTAGGCGGCAGTTTGACAAATGTTAGTCCTGCTGTACTTGCTGGTCTAGGAGCCAAAATTGGTGGTATAGCCAGTACCTTTCAAGGCATAGGACAAAACCTAGATCCAGCAGCGCTGGCAAAAGGTCAAGCAGTTCTCAAGAGCGAGAGCCTAAATGCTGGCATGGCCGACATTGGCAAGGGTGTTAAGAACTTTGGTAGCCTGTATGACTTTACTGACATGCAATCTTTGGGCCCTGTAAATTTACTTAAAAGTTTACAAAATCAAGGATTGGCAGAGAGTTTAGGCATAAATGCTACTATCGACGCTTACGGTGCTGACCCGAATAAACCCGAGGAAGTTCCTCCGGCTATTATTAGCGCAGCATTGGAAAATGTCACTGGCGACGACTTAGAAAAATTAATTAGTCAGACTGGTGTAACACTGGTCCAAACACCACAGACAGCAGCAGACCTATTAGATCCCAGTTATGTCATGCCTCCTGCGGCAGTTGCCTTCTTGGGTATCCAGCCCGGTAGCAATGGCATGTTGAATTTGCGTAACGGTTTGACTAACTTGGGCGTACAAGGCGACAACGCCAAAATTGGTGACTATGTTGAAAGTCTCAAAGTCAAAGCCACTGGCTTTTTGGATCAAGTCAAAGATCTAGTTCCGCAGAGTGTTAAGGATACACTGAAACCATTGACTGGTACTGGCAACGGACTATTTGGTAATCCCACAATGAGTGAGATGATTGGTACAGCAGCAGGAGCTACGCACAAGGACTCATTTGACAAGATCAATAACACCTTGGCCAGTATCTTAAACAGCTCAGTAGGACAGCAGCTCTACAGTACAGGGCAGGCTCTAGTCTCGGCAATTTTTGGCGCAGGTGTAACAACACAGTACACGGCGTTTCAATCCGCGGTGACAAATTTTAACAATACTATACTGACCAACTCTCAGTTACAGACTGATGTTAACACAGCACAAACAGCGTTTACATCAAGTCAGACGCATTTAGCCACCGAGGTCAGCAACTTAAATCTAGCAGGGATTAATCTAGCCAGCCAACCAACTCCACCAAGCGGTGTTGGATCAATTATGAGCATGGCCAACAAACTACATGACTTTGGTGTTGACAAACAACAGTTGGGTCACAATGAATTATTCTCAGGGTTGGCTACTAACAGTTTGACCGGTGATGCTATCATTGCTAGTCTACAAGAAGGTAAAAATTTATCTAAGAGCTATGCTCTAGGATTGCCAACTCCAATGGTACACAATGACTCAGCCATGATAGCAGCGGCACAGATAAATGCCAGTGCCTATGCCAATACTCCTGACTCGCAACTGACCTACACTGGTCAAGACAACACAGTTTGGGACCGTGTGGAGCAAGAACGCAGTCGTCGAGGACTGTCAACATTGACCAGTTTAGGCTATCCACGCCCGCCGGACCAGCCAGCGACAATTGGTACAACGTTTAAGAGTGGCACTAGCCAAGTTAGTAATCTTTGACGTTAACAACGCACTTAATGACAAAATAAGTCGCGAACAACCCCATTAACATAGCAGTTAACTAGTTATAGTAGCATATAACTCAGTTTTCTGCTGGTTATATAAACTTACTTGCCGTAAAAAGCAAGACCAAAGGAGGACAAAATATGAAAACGATAATGCAAATTATCCTATCAATAGTTGCCCTGACCGTAATGGCACCCGGTCAAGCAAAAGAGGTCGCAATGAATAATGACCTCGAATGTCTAGCGCGAAACATTTATTATGAAGCTGCTAGCGAACCAACAGAAGGCAAAGTTGCAGTAGGCCTTGTTACCATCAACAGAAGCAACAGTGGAAATTTTCCCACAACCATTTGTGGCGTTGTTAACCAACGCACCAATTTTAGCGTACCCAAAAAGGTTACCAAAACGCACACAGTTACAGAAGGTGTAATCTTCAAACAGACACGTCAAGTCAAGGAAACAATGACAGTATGGACAAGTCATACGATTTGTCAGTTTAGTTGGAGATGTGAACATGCTCATAACATTCGCAAAAACGATACTCGCTGGGATGACAGTGTCGCTGTGGCCCAAGAACTACTTGCCGGTGGATTCGATGAATACCGTGACAAATATCGAGACGCTCTTTATTTTCATGAACGCCATATTCATCCAAGTTGGGCAAAACAAAAGTCGCGCATTGATAGAGTAGGTGGACACATATTCTACGCCGAGCGAGTGAGTCATTGGGACGAGTTGACATACGCACAGCAGTGAAGTATAATTGTTAAATACAATAACAACACTGGAGTCAAATATGAGTAAACAGGCCTTGGCAGTTGATGAACTGTTAGATCAAGAGTACAGCGATGATCTAGAGGATGACGATTATTGCTTTATATTTGACCGTGAGGGAAATCTAAAGGGCGCAGTCTTACCTGAAGTCTTGCCCTTTACAGCCCCTAAGAACATTGCCAAAATCTTAAAACTGTTGGGTGTACGTGACATCAGTATGCTGGATCAAGATCACACCATACAATAATGTTTGGGCTAAATAAGTAAAATGAGGAATTTTACTTTATGGCAACATCATACACATTTGTAACAACCACAGTTGCAAATACCGCAGCAATCGCCAGCACCAAGGTCAAGGTAGTAGCAAACAATGCCTGCTACTATGCTATCAACACCTTGGCCAGTGCCAGTTCCAACGTTGGCTCAATGATCTCACAAAACCGCCCAACTGACGTTAACATGCAGGGACTGGGTAATTTCTTAAGTTTTGCTACAACCAACGGCGCAGTTACAGCAATCACAGTTACACAAATTGGCACTGTCAGTCCTGGTACTGTTCCAGTAACCGTTAACGGTAACGTTCAAATGAGAACAGCATAAGGACAGCACCATGAACATCGCAGAAATACTACGCGGCCTAGCAGACAAAATTGACGGCATTGAAAGTCAAGTACCACACCAAGACCAAAGCGCACAACTACATCAAGTTGATGCTGCCAATGGCGAACACCCAGATGTCAATGTTGACAGCATGGTCAGCCCCTTACAACAAAAACTAGAGTTGATCAAAAAAGTTGCTGGAGTTGACAATGCTTTTAGCAATGGCGAGCTAGACACACATGCTGACCATGATCATGCAGGTGCTTGCGCCGAGTGCGGTTGCGACCCTTGCGCTTGCGATGGAGAAGAAGATCCCTTAGCAGTAATGAAAAAGATGGCAGGTCTTCCCTCAGCAGCCACAGTAGTAATAGCCGACGAAGACGAACCTTTTGAAGGGTAAGTCTAAATGGCAATTAACAAAGTTTATGTAAGTCGTAGCAACTCAGCACACTTTACTACCTACGTTGGTGAAAAGGGTCATTTATTCTACGATCCAGTGACTGGTCAACTACGAATTAGTGACGGACACACTCCTGGTGGTATTACGGCTTATGTTGCAACCAACAATGCCAACATTGGCAATCTTTCAATTTTTGGTACTACAATCAGTACACTTGGCGCAAACCAAGACATGAACCTTGTCAGCAACGGCACTGGCAATGTTAATATCATTGGCGAGTTGAATGTTTCTACCACCGGTGGCGCACAACTAATTCAAACTCTACAAA